GTAACTCGCTCTCGATAGCTTTAGGAAGTACTTTCTGAATATCTCCCATAACTTTGTTTTTAATCATCTTTTCGAAGTTATCACTGGTTATATATTTATAACCGTAAATACCAGCACCTATTATTGTTAGAGTAAGTACTCCTGAAGCAACGGCAATAGCGTTAATAATTTTCTGCATTTTTTTTAATTATTTAGTCAAATTTTACTTAATTTAAAAACAAAATTCAACTATTCAGATTTATCTGCTATAAGTTTAGCCTTCCATGCAGCTTTTACATCAGTAGTCCATACCGCATTACATATTACAGACACTTCTGTTGGTTCTGCTGATAAATCAGTATCTACTAAATTATCTGAATCATCTAACGTACCAGCTTGCAGTACATATCTTTCAAAAGACCTTGTTAGCTCTTCTCCATCTTTTTTGATGACAGTTGCTTTGCGGACTTGAACCGCTTTGTATATTCCGACAACTTCTATCTTGTCGTATTCGATTGATTCAGCTAGTGCCATTAGGATTAATCTCCGATTAAAACAGGTTTAGGCTTAGTTTATAGACGTAGCTCGGTCTATGCAGCTTCGTAAAAACCAGCTAATTGAATTGGCTGCTGTGGTCCTGATAAATCAGTTCCAGCAAAAGCACTGCCATTTTGGTTATAAAATTGTATATTAGTAGTACCTTGTATTACTACAGGAGTTGGACGGTTACCACTGCCAGTGCCAAAAGCACTTGTAAACTGATAAAATGCTCCACCTGAATTAACATGGGATTGACTGACAGCAGTATATGGCAAACTGTTAATTTGTAAAATACCACTTTTTGCTACTAAACCAGAAGAAGCTGCATCTATATTTAATCTAAAATAAACTATATTACCAATTTTTGTATAGAAGCCTGTTTGCCCACCTGTGTTATATGATATACCGCTAGCAAAACAAGCACTAGCAGCACTACCAGCGTTGTATGCAGGTGTCCAAGTTCCTTCTTCATAGTCGTCTAAAAGCTCACTTGTAGTAGTGCTACCACCATTAGCAGTAGCACTAAAATCAATACCGTGACCAGCGGTTCCAATAACTAAATCTCCGTCAGTTATTGATAGGTTTCCAGAAGAATCAATTCTGGCTCTCTCTTGATTTCCATTAGTGGCAAAAAGCATGAAATTATTTGTCGAATCATACTTTATTTCACCCTCTATAGTATCTCCCTGATCGTGAAATCTTACAGAACCTACTCCTGATTTTAATTCCAATATTGCAAATCTAGTAGCATCAGAACTATAAGTATTTTCAATTTTTGCACTTACAGCACCACTTGAATTTCCTGATATGTGGAGTGTTTCATCAGGACTTGCTGTCCCTACACCAACCCGATTGTTAGAAGCATCTACTTTTAATGTCGTTGTATCAACTGTTAAACCACCTGTTGTAACTATATTCTGAGATCCAAAATCTGGACTAATCTTTGTACCAGCTATCGCTGCACTTGCATCCACAGAAGCATTTACCACAGCATTGTCTGCTAGTTTGGCAGCCGTCACTGCATCTGTGGCTAATTTAGCCGTAGTCACTCCATCAGTTGTTCCAGTCGAATCAGCTATTTTTGCTGTTGTTACAGCATTATCTGCTATCTCAGCAGTTGCAATTGTTCCGTTTGATGCAGCTGTAATTCTTCCCTGAGCATCAACTGTGATGTCAGCAGTGGTGTAACTACCTGCTGTGACTGAAGTATGGGCTAATTTATCAGCTGTTACAGCATTGTCTAAAATTTTAGAAGTTCCGATAGTCTGATCAGCTACGGTTGCTGTATTAATTCCAGCTCCTAATATTAATCCAAAGAAACTAAGTCCAGCTGCTGGGGCTGTTGTAAAGGTTATGGTACTTGCATTAATCGTATAATCAGTTCCGGGATTTTGTAAGACTCCACCAAGATTTACCAGTATATTATTTGCACTTTCTGGACTTACATTTGTAGAAGAAACTTGCAAAGTAAATGCAGTAGCGTTTCCATTAAAACCACTGGAAATATCATCTACTTCTCGATTTTGTCCTGGTACAGGCTCAGCCCCTATGTATGCCATTAATAGTAACTAACTTTGTGTTATATCTAGTTTAAAATGGCTAATTTTATGCAATTAAACAACTATCGCTATTGCACCACCGCCTCCACCACCGGATTGAGGAAACGCTAGGTCATCACCAGAACCGGAACCTCCACCGCCTCCTCCGTAGGAGCCTCCACCCCCACCAAAGTTATTTCTAGGAGTTGGACCACCACGAGCAGTACCGGCTTGACCACCAGCATTACCACCACCATTAGTAGCAGTTTCGCCTACTCCTCCGCCTTTTCCTCCTGAAGTAAATCCAGTTCCAACACTACCAATTTGAGAACCATTAATAGTTTGACCATTTCTATCACAACCACCTGATCCTCCACCACCTGTGTAGAAAGAAGAAGATCCATTACCACCATTACCAGATCTAACACTACCAGACTGCCCAGCATCAGTACCACCTCCACCTCCACCAGCACCACCATTGCTACCAGCATTACCGTCATTTCCGTTACTATCTGCATCTCCTCTACCATTAGCACCAGTGCCTCCAGTGCCGTTAGTATCTCCATTAGAACCTACACCACCTTGACCACCGGCACCGGTAGTACCTTGACCACTTACAGCACCACCTTGACCGCCAGTAGCTTGAACTGTTGTAATTCCAGTTCCAGAGAAAGATGAAGTTCCACCAGCACCACCAGCACCACTACTACCGTCAGCTGGAGTTCTTGCACCTCCAGCTCCTACTGTAAGTGTATATGTACCAGCAGCAAGGTTGGCATATTCTTTTCTTGCCACACCTCCACCTCCTCCACCGGCTCCACCAGATGAACCATCAGGAGTAGATCCTCCACCTCCTCCACCACCAATTACAGTAACAATAACTGCCTCTGGAGCATTAAGGGTAAATGAACCACTTGATGTATAAAAAGTTGGAGAACCTGCGACCTTAGATTGAATTGAGAATGCTCTATCAGTAGTTTTACCATTAGAAGTTGCTCTTATTGTAAAACTAAATGTTGTATTAGAACCTACAGAGGGATGTGTGCCGGAAATAACTCCGGTTGTACCATTTAAAGAACCACCAGTAGGTAAAGATCCAGATTGCAAAGAAAATGTTACGGCAGTTCCTTCTGGATCAGTAGCTGCAACTGTATAAGAATAGGAATCTCCTGTAAAACCTCCTCCTATTTGCCCTGCTGGTGTAGTAAAAGTTGGACTATTATCAACATTTATAGCATCAGGTAAAGTATTTTGTAAGTTAGATGTGTTAGTTACTCTTACATCATATGGTTCTTGTGCATTTACAAAACTACTTCTAGCAATTGTTGCAGTTAATTGATTAGCACTATCACGAGATACTGATGATGCAGTTAGTACTGTTCCTGTATTAGATATAAATTTAACAGTAGCACCAGTACTAAAGTTACTACCAGTTACAACAATTGATGCGTTTCCACCAGCAGCACTTTCAATATCAGTCGGGCTAACAGAAGCTACTTGTGGAGGTGCATCTATTGAAATCCAATTATTACCATTATAATATTCCGCTAGTCCAATCGTTGAGTTAAAACGTAAAACTCCTTGTGTATTTACTCTCTCTGAAGTATCACCTACTGGAAGTTTTACACCTTGCGTACCACCCAAACTTGTTTTACCAGTTCCGTTCGGAACAATATCTATATCTGCATTAGAAACCGAAACTATATCATTACCATTAATATCTAAATTACCACCTAACTGTGGTGATGTATCAGATACTAAATCTGTATTTATACCTGTAAGATTTGCTCCATTTCCATATAATGTATCAAAATATCCATTAGCAAATCTAGTAGCATCAGCTCCTATATTGAATTGACTATCGGTTCCCGGTAAAATATGTCCTGACGAATCTACTTTAAAGGCTTCGTTACCAGCAGTCTCTACTGAAAATGTATCAGCACCAGAAAATCTTATCTTTGTATTGGAATCTCCAGCATGAATAATACTGTCAGGAATAATTAAATTACCGCTTGAAATAGTTATTCCATTACTGTCAAAGTTAGCTATCTCAGTAGCATCAGAAACAAAACCTACACTACCACCACTTTTTCTGAATAGACCAGTGTTTTCGTCCCCAATGAACGTAATGGAGGGAGCACCTAATGAACCTGCAGGGAAGTTACCACCTGCATTTAAGTAATCAGCAGTCGCATATATTATTCCAAAAAATGCATGCCCATTTGTAGGGGCAGAACTAAAAACTATATTTGTGCCAACTAAGTTAAATCCTGATGCTCCAGTGGGGTCAGGCTCTTGAATAACTCCGTTTACTGATATTAAAACTTGTTGAGGTGATTTTGGAAAAGGTACTGGAGCAGAACCAGCAACTTGTAACGCAAAACTTGTGGCACTGCCGTTAAATCCACTGCTAATATCATCAATTAATCTATAATCGTCAGCAGCACGAATGGTATTTCCAATATATGGCATAGCAGATTAAACTAGAAGTCTTCTTAAATTCTTTAATTATTTTAAGCTCAGTAAATATGGGAACTTTTTAACTATTTGGGCCAGAAGTAGATGGTTGAGTCGGCCATACAACATCTCCAATTACTTTGTATGTCTGAGGAATATCTCTTAAATTTTGTCTATATGCAGACCATTGTGCCTGATCAATTGAGCAACCTGGCGTTACTGTCCAATCAGTAGATTTTAAAATATAATCTCTTTTTTTTCTAATATTTTCCCAAGTAGAATCGTCTAATTCGAGAACCTTCTCACCGTAAACTATAATCTCGATAGCCTCAACCTTTGCTTTAAGACTTTCAAAATTATCAGATAAATTTACAAGATCGTTATTTACTGATAATCCCATTTTAAGTCTGCTCTAAATAACTTACTGCTACATCAATAGCACTAGCAGTATCAGTTCTTACTCTCAGAACATCACTACTTTCCATAATTAATTTTGATCCGCTAATTAATTCAAGTGAAGATCCGGCTGGTACTGGTGCGTTTCTTAATAGAAATACATCATCACCTGTATTAGTTACTAAGAAAACATCAACGTCAGCACTAGCTCCTGTTTTATTTGAAACTAAAATACTCAAAAGGACTAATGTAGCAGAGCCTCCAGCTGATAAGACATTTGCATTAGTACTAGTATGTGCATCTGTTACACAACTTGATTTAGTATCGATCTTGAAGGTGTTTGCCATATTATCCTAAAGCAATAATTAATGCTAAGTTTTCTCCGGAATCGAAGTTACCTGTTACTG